TAAACACGACGCCAGAGCCACACCAGACACGCCACACAGCCACAAACCACACCACCTAAACCAACACCACACCAACACACCAAACGTACTTAACACAAAGAAAAAACACCACATAATATGTGATGTTTCACGTGGAACATTAGAATTAAATACCAGTTTTATAACCAATTACTAATTGAGGTATAGCGTGACCATCACCTGCATAAATTGTTGGTGAAGTAATTGCTGTTGTATAACCTGTTTCAAAAGCTAGTTGGTCATCACTAACATAACTAAATATACGACCTCTAATGTAGTTATTGTGTACGTTTATAACACAACCTTCGCCATTTTTTCCTTTTTCAATTCTTCCTGAAGTAAAGTGAAATGTATTATATCCACTACTAGGAGTGAATATTACTTCATACATATCATAATCAGTACTTGTTAAAGTAATTGTTTGAGCTACGAAATCACTAGTAGGATTTGGATTAGTCCAAAGTATTCTAGGGGCGTATGAGTCAGCCTCTTGTTTTACTTCATTTATAGCATTTACAATTGTTGTTTTATCAGTTGTTGTTAGACTTGCTAAACTTCCGATATTAGTTGAATTATTGTTAGTATTAGTATTTACTTCATTTATAGCATTAACTAAACTAGTTTTGTCACTAGTTTGTAAATTTGCCATTGTTCCAATATCATTTTCAATAATATTTATTCTTGATGATTCAGTTCCAACATTTTCAGCTACTCCATGAATTGCTGTGTCAATTTTTAACATATCACTATTATAATCTCCTAGGTAAGTAGGTTTATCAGTACCTACGTATTGTGATAATTCATAATTAGTTGTTTTATTTGTACTTGCCATATAAATCATTCCTTTCTTATTTTAATTATAGCATAATATTATATATTTGTTAATATACTCTTAGAGTTGTTGTCAAAATTAAATGCTGTTATTTCTACTGCGTCAAACTCACTAGCTGTTAATTCTAATGAGTCAAACTCATTACAACTTATAGCGTCATATCTAACACTATCATAAATATCAGTTAAAACTTTATTGATATTTTCAACACGTCCAGTAGTTGGATTATATGCGTAAATATCTCCTAACTCTATTCTATCAATACGCTCATTTAATTCATTTACTGCTGTATCAAGTCTTAAATTAAATGAAGCTTGATAATCATTTAATAATGATGTAACTTGTTGATACATTTGAGTAAATCTACTTTCAATTTCACTTTCAATTTGAGTTTCAAAATTAGTTATTTCTAATTGCATTTTTTCTAAATCTTCATATATTTTAGTGAAATTAACATCAATATTTTCTAGAGTAGTTGTATTTTTGTTTACTTGCTCAATTGTTTCATTTAGTTTTTTGAGTATTGCACAAACTTGCTCTAAATAAGATAAACTTTCATCAAAAGCAAGTGGAAGTTGGAAAATATAACTATTGCAACTGCAATTTTTCATTTTATCAATTTGTGCCATAATATCACCCTTTCTATAATAATCCCATAAATAACTCTTGAAGTTCATCTATTATTAGCATATCTATATTTAAGAAATTAGAATATATTTCTTTAAATACCTCAACTGAGTATTTATTACCATTATTACCTTTTATATTTCTTGTAAATGTTTCTAAGCCCTCACCTGTTGAAGTAGATTCATCATTTATTTTATTCATATTAAATGTCGTAGCCCATTGTTGTTGTTCTAATTCTACGAAATTAATTCTTCCTTGAGGTGTATCTTGAAACAAGTTTTTGCCGTCAGACAACGAATTGCTGTTAGCAGAAGTATTTGTATTTCTTGTATATGTTTCTTCAAGATTAACATTATTTAGTAAATTTTTTAAAACTTCTTCTTGAGCTTGATATAAAGCATTATATTTTGTCATTATTAAACGCATTTTGCTATTTAAGTAATGTTTGAATAATGCAGGAGTTTCAAACCCAATTTCACTTTCAAAGTAGTAATCTAAAATATTCTTATTAAGTATACTTCTATATGTTTCATTAAATATAGGGTAGTCATTAAGACCAAAGTCAAAGTTATTGTCTATCATTGTCTTGATAGTCATCGTATACTTCGCCATTATCTTCACCCTCGCTTTCAACATATTCTTTAAAGTTATCATTGTTTATTTTAATTTTGATAACTTCTTCACCATTAAAGAATTTTTTATTTATTTCTTCACAGGCTTTTTGTCTTGTTTTATAAAAACAATTTAAGTAGTAATTAATAAGTTCATTATTAGCGTTTACTTCGTCAGTGATAAGACGTTCTTTTTTATCAGTATTTGCATTGTTGATACCTAAATATGTAAGAGCCTCGTCCCATATTTCGTGCTTATGAAGTTCTAAGTCAGTTATTAAGTATGGAGCGTCACTTTTCATTACATTTAGTTTATTATTTAGATTAAATTCTTTATTTCCAAATATTACTGGTGTATTACCTGTATATTGTTCGTATAAGTTTTTAAGTGTAAGCATAGCCTTTGATTCACCCTCAATTAAAATAGGTGTTTTTTGAGCTATTAAATTTGTATCAATTGTTCTTTCTGTTTCATATAATCTATATGCCATTAATGATAAAGTTCTTGCAGTAGGTAATTGAAGCTCATTATTCATTATGTAAACAACGTCATCAAATTTATAGTTTTTTGTATAACCAATAGACCAAGCTTGTACTCTAACAGGTAAGTTATAGATATTTAGTTTGTCGCTAGGGTTTACTTTTAAAGCCATATAGCCAAGTTCAGGGTCTTGTACGAAACAAGCACGTCCGTTGTCATAAAGGCTTTGTTCTAAAAACCTTGAAGCACCTACGCCACATTGTTCGTCAAGTCCCTCCCAAGTAAACAATGAAGTAGCAACTAAACGTAATCTATCTAAATAATCTAAATAAGTTTGATTATTAACAAATGCTGATAGTTTTTCTTCGCTTAGTTTTTTCATTTACATTACTCCTTTCTATAATAATTATATCATATAATATCATTATTTTGTGAGTAATCTAACATAGTTTCAGGATTATGCCAAAGAGTTATACCATTGTTAAATATTCCTCTTATTTTTTGTAAGTATGCTTGAGGTATATCTCCCTCAAAATTACACTCTAACGTTTTGACATAGTTCCAGTTTCTACGTCCTGTTATATTTGGAGTTTTTACAATATTTGTAGCATAACCAAACATATCAAAGAATTTATCTATTTTTGAAGCATACTCTTGTTTGATACTCATACGATAGAAACGGAAATTGTTTTTTGAATCAGCAGTGACAACGTCACCAGAGTTTAAATCCCCACGTGTACTAGGTGGAATTAAAGAGTGTTGTTTTTTAGCAATCATCGCACTTCCTATATTTTGAAGTGATGAAACGTCATTTTGAAACATATCACCTATACCACTTATAGCACCACCAATATTACCAGTTAAAACACTTCCAATAATATTACCTATACCTTTCATAGCATTAGTGACTTGTGAAGCTTCAGCATTAGCAAGAGCAAGATCGTCGCCAGTGACATTACCAAGTCCTGCAACATTTACACTATTTTGTGTAAGCCAGTTGGTATACATATCAACACTATAATTGCATATAGGAAATTTACCAAGCATTAAGGATTCATTATCATTTGAAGAAGCACCTTTGTAATTTGTAGGAGTACAACGTATACTTGCACCCGGACATAAAACGCCTTTTACATTAAAAGTACAATTTGAATTAGAAAAATCTTCATATCTATATATGTTTGTAGTTCCAGCCATATTATTACCTAAAACATAACAAAACGGAAAAGTTTTAAGTTTATTATTACGAGGATTATAACCTTGTAATCCATAAGTTTTATTAAAGCTTATATTATATGACACTGGTGTAGCACTTGCACTAATTTCGCCACCATCTGCATTTGCTGGAGCTAGTATTTTTGGTACAATAAATAGTCCTGTAATAGTGTCAGCTTGTCCATTATCAGCAAATTTTTTTAAACTTGCATTTATTCCACCTTGAGCCGAACGTGAAAAATAATAGTATTTTACTCCACTATATACTCCATTATAAGAATTTCCACCAGCATACGGAAATTTATCACTTGTTAAAGAAAATTCTACGTTAGCACCAAGTACATAACAAGTATCATTTAATACTTCATCAAGATTAGGGTCAACATATACACTATTTACTATATACTCACCTGTTTCAACATTTTCAGGGTAAGTATTAACTCCAATAGTATCGTCGTTTGTATGTTCTCTTTCAACAAAAGACGCATTATAAGTTAAGTTAAATTGATATGTTTGCCAAACGTCAGTTTCAATATAAATACGTGTACAATTTTCGTTAACATATTCCATATTAGTTATAAAACAATAGTAAGTATCATTAGTAAAACCAGTATTTCTATAAAATAAATAATTACACCCAATAATATTATCAATATTTTCATTTACATTTATTACATTATCTTTTTTGATATATGTATAATCAGTATAACTTTTAAATATAGTTGAGTTAAAATAACTTTCTTGAGCTTGTCTATTTGTAAATGTAAGTTGATTTTTATAGTCAGCTTCAAGTTTAGTTTTACATAAATATACTTGCCCTTGAGGTGTTATACTTATCATATTTATACTTCCTTTCTATTTAGTAAAAAAGAGTAGTTTTATAAACTACTCTTGATTATTCAGCTGATACTGTGACAGTAGCTTCAGCTTTTTTGCCATTATCAGTAGAAACTGTTAAAGTAGCTTCACCAACTGCAACACTAGTTAAAGTAGCTTTAGTTTGGTCTGATTCGTCAATAGCAACTGTAAATACTGCTTCATCACTTGAAGCATAACTTACTTTTGAAGTACTATCTGCTGGAGTTAAAGTAGCAGTGACAGCTTCAGTATCACCAGTACCAGTTAAAGCATAACTTTCACTATCTAAAGCAACAGCAGTAGCAGGTTTACTATCAGCAGTAGCAAGTATTACTGCGTTAGCAAAAGGACATACTGCAAAAGTTTGCCATACGTGTAAGTATTCGTTCCAAGACATTGTACGAGCATTGTAGAATTCGTCAAATCTAAATTGATTATCATAGATTTGGAAGAAAGCTTCATCACAAATTATACCAACGATATTGTCATTACCGAAATCGTCAACTTGAATTACTCTTCCTAAGAAGTCAGCTTTATCTAAATTGAAAGCACTAGCTAAAGCGTCAACGTCTACGTTTGCCATAGCGTCAGCTTTAATCATAAATATTACTCTTTCAGGATCTGTCCAAGTAGTTATTGTTTTTTCACTTTCAGTAAATTTAGAATAAGCATTATATTCAGTTGAAGGGAAAGACATTTTATTGTATAAAGCTCTTGCTTTCTTTAAGAAAGCTTTACTTGTTGATTCGTCAACAGGTTCGCTTACTACTTCAATAATAGCTTTTCCTGTTTCATATGCACCTTTAACTAAATCTTTAGTAAACTTAAATTCGTCAATATAGTTTCCACTATATAATGAATTAGTTATACCAGATATATAGTTTTCAAATTGTTCCCAAGAAACAAAAGCACCTTGTAATCCCTCTCTTGAAATTGTTTTTGTATATAAGTCTTGTCTATTTCTACGATAGTAAGCAACTTGAGTATCAGGGTCAGTTATAGTTAAAAGTTTAGCCATAGCTTCATTAGAATACTCGTATTGTTCTCTTTGAGCTGGATTTTCATAAATATCTTGAATATCAGTTCCTAGAGGTACACTACCTTTTTTCAAAATAGCAAGTGGATTGTTGTAAGTTTTATTTCTTACAATAGTTAAAGCTATACGATTAATCAAATTATTTACAAATTCATTTAATTGAGGTTGATATGCGTCATTAAATAATATATTTGATAAAGTTGATATATTATTTGCGTCAGCCATAGGTACAACTTCTTTAAATGATTTTGAAGATGAGCTACGTACAGCATTAAATACATTTACACCTTTACTTTTAGCCATACTAAATCAAATCTCCTTTCTCGTCAATTACTTCTTCAATTGCGATTTCTTCTTCAGCTTCTTCCGCAACGTCTTCAGCAACTTCTTCCTCTTCTTTATCAAAGCCAATCTTTTGGAAAAGTTTACCATTTACTTTTAGAAGTTCATCATTGTCAGCTTTTAATTTGTCCATTGATTCAGTCATTTCTGCAACTTTATCAATAGCATTTACATAAGTACTAACAACTTGTAATAAATCTTCAGCAAGTAAACCAGCAGTAGTTTCGTCAAGTTTTTCTTTGATAGAAGCAATTAATGTTTCAAATTCTTCTCTACTTAACATTTAAAACACTCCTTTCTATATTAATTATATAATAAATAGTCAATATTATCAATAGTAATTATTACGTCTTTTTTGAGCAGTTATATACCAAGGAAAGCCTTTTTTCTTTTTAGTTCCTACTGGAGTAGGTGAGGGTGTAAACTCTTTCCAAGGGTACTTATCAGGGTAGCTCGGTATACCCCAGCAAGTAGTATCATTTCCAAACATAGCGTCGTAATTATGTAAAGCATAATTTAAATTTATGTGTCCATAATAAGGTTGTTGATAAACTTTAGACCAGTTTTCACCATAACCAGACTCCATATGTACGTGATTAGCAACTTGTGACCCTCCATTTCCATATGTTCCACAATGTCCTATTATTTCGCCTTGTGCCACTTGTTGACCTACAACAAAAGCACCAGCTGGAACGTTATTATCGTGATAGAATAAAAGGATTAAATAATCAATAGTGTCATTTGCAAGGTGTACTTTATTTATACTACGCCAACATATAGAAGCATTAGTTTTGTCCATACCTACACACTCCATATCAACTGGAGCATAATATGGAGCAAAAGGTATAACACTACCACTACCAATTTGTGTTTCACTACCACTAGTATAATTAAAACCTTGATAGTCAGTAGCCCAGTAATGAGTAGGGTCGTGAGAATAAGACTCATCATCACGTTGCGTTATAATAAAAGACTCAAGAGGAAAAAGTGCGACTTGATTTCCTTGTGAGTCTGTCATTTTTTCTAAGTAAGTCATTTAATTTGTACCCCACCAATAGAGTTCCCAATATTACCAGCAAAATCACTATCGCCATTAACCCAAGGTAGCCATTTCTTTTTAATGTTATCGTATACTCTATATTTAACACCTTTGATTTGTACGGCGTCAATAGGTGTTCTGTTTCCTGCAAAGTCGTCCCTGCCCTCTACCCAAGGTAGCCATTTTTTCTTGTTTTTATCGTGTACTCTATAAGTATAATAATCCATTTCTAATGCTCCAATATTATTCCCCTTGTTGCCTGCATAATCACTTGAGCCTACTTCAACTTGTGGTAGCCATTTTTCTTTTTTCAAATCATAAACTTCATAAAAATATTTATTCATATTAGGTAAATCACAATAAATATACTTTGTTGGATTTATTCTTATATCTTTTTTATTTCTTACTTCAAAATGTAAGTGACGTCCATTTGATTTTCCAGTATTTCCCATTACTCCTATTTTTTGTCCTTGAGATACACTTTGTCCTGTTTTTACTGCAACACTTTTTAAGTGAGCGTATAAAGTATAATAACCATTTGCGTGTTTTATTTTAATTGCATTACCATAGCTAGCATTACCTTTTGCTTTTTTATTATTTTTTTGTCCTGTTTGAATCCAAACAACTTTTCCTTTTGAGTGTGCTAGTATTTGATTATCTTCTTCTTTATTATGCCAGCCAATATCAACCCCTCTATGTGTTAAAGCTTTATAACCTCTAGTAATTCCATTATTACCATAAGTAACTCTACTCATTTTTATTGCCTCTTTTCTTGTTTTCAATTAGAGATAGACGTTTGTCAATACTATTTAAGGTATTAAGCATTTGTTTCATAGTTGTATTTTGGAAGTATATCATATATGCAACACATACAATTCCAATACCATTTTGTGTTAGTAAATTGATTAACTCTGTCATATTATCAAATCCTTTCTATTCTAATTATATAATATTTTTACTTAATTGTAAAATCAGTATCAACTAAGACAACTCCACCTTTAGTAATTTTGTATCTTAGTTTATGTTGTTTTTCAATTTCACTAGCTAAAACACTAAATCCACGTTCAAAGTTTTCAAAAGTTATATATTTTCCTAAACTTTTAGGAAGTCCAGCAACTGCCGTATTTATAAATCCGTCGTAGCCTTGTTCTATATAACATTTTTGACGTATAAATTTGCCTCGTTTAGCTTTACTTTCTAACTTCCAAGCTCCAAGACGATAATCGTCAATATCAACAAATTGCTTTAGTTCTTCTTCAGGTAGTTCTATCATATGTATACTATCAGTATCACTATAAATATAAAAATCTTTATTATATTTGTTTAATGTATAATCTTTTATAGCTTGTGAAGTTTCAATTGTCTTACGTCTTGCATAAGACGTTATAAAAGACGCAACAGGTATATAAACAGGCTTTCTAATTTCAATATCACTCATTTCATATTTTACTTGACCGTCTTCATAGTAAGGGTACTTACTTCTACATTGTACAGAAGTACCAAACTTACCATATAAGCTATTTAACATAAGTTTTGATATTTTGTAAATAGCATCGTTATTATCTTTTTTAGCTTGTATTTTTCTTTCACTCCAAAAGTTGATATAAGTTTCAAACATACCACTTCTTGACATAAACTTGAATCCATATTCATAAGTTAGGTCTTTTACGTTATAATGTTTTAAAAATAAATCTAAATCTACACTCGTAAGGGTAAGTGTTATTATTTCACCATTTGAGCTTTTTAAATACTCATTTGCTAAAAACATAATATTGTTTTTTATTTGTATAGTAGGAATCATATTCTCTTTTAGTTCAAAAGAGCAAGATATAACTTGTATATATAAAGGATAAAGTAAGTCTTCTTCATATTTACCATCATACAAAATAGGTTGCCCATAAGGTAATGATTCTTGAGCCATAACACTAGGGTACAAGCTATTTACGTCTAGTACAATAATATTTTCTACTTCTTTATTTTCGTAAGTAGGATTAAGATAGGTAAATCCACCACGATATGATTTTTTGACAATTTGGTGTAAATCTATATCAAGTTGTGGAAAAATAACCTCAAATTTAGGAGTCATTTCTCTATAATTTGCAAGTGCGTTGCTTCCTATTGTCATTTTAGTTAAGTTTTCATCAAACATAATCTTTAATGCAAGAGCCATAATTTTTACGTCGTTTTTTATATATTCTATTTCATAAGGCTTTAGTTCATAGCCGATAGGTCTATATCTTGTATAATCAAGATTAAGTTTTCTTACTGGTAAATTAAAATCTTTTGCGATTTTATCTACGCTAAAGTTAAGTATTTTTAGTGAATCATATATCGTCACTTTATTGATATGCTTACCTTTTTTATTAAAATAAATTTCAATGCTATAAAACATACCCATATCACTTATTAAAGTTGTAAATGTTTTATCACGACTAAATTTTTTATCTTTTATGTGTTCAAATCCATTTTCAAAAAGCCAGTTTAATATATATTGTGCATCGTATTTTAAGTTGTGAAAATATAACAAATAATTTTGTCTAGTATTTGCACAAAATTTAATAAAGTCATCAATGTTATTTCCATATATAAAATTATCAGTATTATCTATTTCGCATATAGAATAAGCCCAAACTCTAGCTTTATTATCTTTAATAAGCCACTCAGGTGTACTTGTTTCAAAGTCAGCAGTAAACTTTCTCATTTATAATTGTCTATAATCTTATCAATGTTTTCATATAGCATATCATATTTTTCATATATATCACTTATAGTATTTGATGAAATTCTACCTCTTCTATCACTCACCTCGCCATAAAAATTTTGTATATCACTAACGATTTTTTCAGTGTCCATAAGCCTTAAAAAATCTTTTGTGTTCATTTTGCTTAATTGATTTTGTATATATTGCAATTTTCTTGTATCATAACCAACTATATAACCTAAATCTAAAAGCATTTTGTTTGTATAGTTATTTTGATAATTAGTGTCACGATATTTACTAGGACGTTTATTACTAGCTATTTTTTGGACATAATAAGCAAATTCATCACCACTTAGCTTAAAAATATCTTTATTGAGTGATTTTCTTCTTGCTCTTAAATTAACAAGTCTATCAGTTGGAAGTTCTTTCAATGTTAGTTGTTGTTTTACACCTAGTGAAGTAGGTACTATTTTTTCTAGCTTATTTATTTCTCTTGTAAGTCTTTGCTTTATTGCTCTTGAATCACGTCTTAACTTTTCAAGTTCATATCTAGTTATATCTACACCAGCAGAAGTTCTAATTATTTCCTCACTTCCACGTTTACTAAATCCTTTTAATTCGCTTATTTTGTTTCTTATATCTTTTGTTGATTTTACGTCTTGTTTAATTTGACGCCAGTCTGCTTTTTCAGGGAGCAGAGCGTGTCCTTGTTTTGCTAGTCTTGAAATCTTAGCGTTAAAGTTTCGTATTGATTTTTCAAGTTCTAGTTCTAACTCTAAATTGTATCTTCTTGCCATAATGATTCCCACTTTCTAAAATTAAAAGGGACTAAATTTTATTAAGTCCCCTTTTTTCTATTTTTCGTCTTTGAAGTATGCTTTTAAGTATGGTGAAGTTTCGTTTTTCTCTTCACAATAGAAAGCAATAATTTTCTCGTCCTCATTAGTAAGACCAGTAAAATACATTTTGCCAACTTTAGATTTTGTAATCCAAAGTACACATACTTCTTCTTTTCTCTTTCCCTCATCGTCTACATTGTAAACTCTTATATCAGGTTGTTTTTCATTTTTCTTATTATCTTCAAAAAATCCTAATAATCTTTTTTTGTTTAAATCGTGTCCTGTTAAATAATCATGACCTTTTTCACTTTCTTGACACCATAATACAAAAGCCTCTTCTAAATTAAATTTTTCTTTTTCTTGTTTTCTCATATTTTTTCCTCTTTTCTTTTTTCTAGTTTTTGTTTCCGCTTTTAATTCTTATTTTTTCTTACTATTTTTAGTTGTCTTTTTAGTTTCATTTTTCTCTGCGTTTACTTCTTCAAACAATTTTTTTAAATGATTAAATATATTTAAATAAGTTATTTGTTCGTTTTTTGTTGCCTTATCATAATCTTTTTGTTGTATATTAACTTGACAATTATTATCTTTTTCTTCTATTGTTATATTGACCTTTAACATATCTTACTCCTTTCTAGTGTTTATTAACACTATACTATACCTAACGACAGGAAGTTAAAAAAATAGTTTATCTTTACATAGATTTATAATAGATTAGGTTTATTTATGAAAAAATGGATTCGCAAAAGTTCTTTATTTTAGTATTAGTGGTATTATACGCTTAACGTAGCATAAATGATTGCATAAATAATAAATATAAATAAAGCCGTTAGATATAGTATACTATCAATAACGATAGTATACTAATTATAATAGTATGATAAATCAGTAATTCCTATTATCATTAGTTTAGTTGAAAATCTCAACTTTTTAATAAATTTTCTTTTGTCGTTTTCACACTTGAAGTATTTTCTAAAAGATTTCTCATTTATTATATCATATAAATCTAAAAAGTATTCAGTTTTTTCTTGTTTTGTTTTCATTTTCTCTTTGCCTCAAAGTTTTATACTCACAATATTCGTTTAAATCAGGATTCAGTAAGTATAAAAGTCTTTTCTTTAAATAGTAGTTTATTTCTCTTTTGTCTAGTGATAAAAGCAAATCAACTGCTTTTATTATTCTTGTTTGTTTTTCTTTTAAATCGCCTTTAACGTCATACTTTGTCATAATTATACCTCATAATATACTTTTGTATAAAAGTCTACCTTAGACCAGTTTATCTCATAACGTTTACCATTTATAGTTTCTATATATAATATATCTTTTACTCTTTCAATATATTTTACTTTTGCACGATATATTTTTTTATCGCCTGTTAGCTTAAATGTTATATAATACATTATTTTAGCCCCTCTCTACAAAAATTCTCATTGTTTCCTGCATTTATACACTTTTGTACTCCTGCCTCATAACTAAATGATAACACACACATAATAAGTATTAATATTATAATTAATGCACCAGTTAAAAATTTTTTATATAAAGAATTATCTTCTTTTAAATCTTTATTTTCAAATTTTAACTTTACTATAAAATGTACTAATTTTGTATATTCCAATCTTTCAAAAATTACATATTTATTAGTTCTTTTATATTTTATATTATTCATAATCATAACTCCTTTTTAAATCTTTTATAATAATTTCAAGTTCTTCAATTATATCTATATAATAATTTTCATTACTCAGTCTTAAATATTCGCATACATTATTTAATCCATATATAGCGTTTTCATTTATTTCAATTAAAATTTTATTTTCTCTATAAAATTTTTGAGCTAGTTCAGTAAACTCTTTTCTAGCTTTCATTAGTTTAATTTTTCTAATTATCTTCATTATCTTCTCCTTTGCTTTATACATATTTGTACCCATCTTTATATTTTTTAAATTCAGTAGTTGCCTTTATATGTATTATTTTATTTTTATCTTCTTCTAACCAACAATAACTATATAATCCATCTA